AGGTGCTGAAGACTTTATGGCAATACATTCCGTCGCAGATACTGCCAAGAAAAACAAATACTCACGTTGGGACGCTATGTTGGCATTAGTGAAAATGTCAACAGATACGGCATGCGTATATCATAGGTGAGTAGTTACCATTCAAAGGTACTACACACAACCTTAGAATCTACAACCTTATGGCTTTTATGCTGGGATAAATTGTTATACTATCTTGACAAAAAAGAATAGCGAGCTGTTTTTGCAGCCCGCCGTCATAGATAATAACAAATATTAGGCAAACAAATCCAATTCTATATACTTTGGCTTTTTATTTTCTCCGAACTCCGGAACCTTGATTCCAAGTGATTCTTCCAACCATTGAGCAACAAGGAAACGGTGACACTTTTCATCTGGTTTCTCATAGCAACAAAGGGCAATGTCTTTCCCCTTTCCTATATCATTCAACTTTTTGTAAAATTCTTGTGGGTTTACCTTTGCAAGAACCTCATTCCTGAACCGTGGATTATAAACCTCATCTGGAGCATCGCTAATTTGAAACAATGCGTATGTTGGGGCGACTTCACGCAGGTTAGGTCCATAAAACCATTTTGGAGGGTAGAGGGTGATTCCAATCATCATTACTCCTGCTTCTGATAACTTCTTTCCATTTGCGAAATACGATGTATATATTTTCATATCTGTTATGATGTTTGATTTACTTTGTAAAGGTAGTAAAAATTAACGATATACGCAAACCTTTACACTGATATTTTTCTTGTATTCATGTTTTTTAACTCCATACCGTACCTTCTGTAATTACTCAGCATAATCGCTTCTTTACATTGCTCACGGTGGGCTGCATAATACTCCCTCTGATACCTCAACCGCTCTTCTCGGTTTCTCATGTACCGATCATGGTCGAGTTGCTTTCTTCTTATCTTTGCTTCTTCTGTCATTACTTATCCTCCGATTAAAAAACCCCAAATTATCGTGAACAATTATAGCAATATTTGTAGCCCGGACTAACTCTTCGCCTTAGGCAGCACTGACACCATTCTGGATTTCCTTTCCTGCTCTCCAGTTCCTCAGATGTAAGGGCGACGTTGTAATTCTGCGGTCTGTTCTTGATGGTGTTTTTGCTGGGACGGTACTTGCAGATTAGTTCATATTCCTTGTTAAGCATGTCCTTCTCGTTGTCAAATCTGCAATACTCAACAAAATCAAGGTTCTTGCCATGCTCCTTATGGTAGTACCATCGGGCCAAGGGGAACTGAATTGTGGTGCCTACATATACGATTTTCTTATGTTCCTTGTCATTTCTGCTGTAGCCAACATAAACAAGATACTTATCTTTTCGCTCCTTGTATGAGGTCAGCATGTCGATGAAGTCCTCAAAGGAGCAAAAAGTGTCTCCCTCATTCAGAGTACTCTGGTAATATTCGTAAAGTCCTCTCTGAAATCCTATGAATCCTTTTCTCATATCAATCTTATTTAAACTTCTGTTTTCTATATTTTAGAAATCCTACACGTTCATACTTGACTTTAGGATTGTAATTCTTAATCAGCATACGAAGCTGTGAGTCTTTCAACTTGGGGCAATCCGACTCTTTGAAAATCTTAGCATCACCCTGACGCTCTCCAAAGTTTTTAAGTGGGTGGAACTTCATCACTCCTGACTGACTAACCATAGTGACTCCAACCTCGTACCCGTCATTCCAATTTATACCAAACCACATACTTTATTGTATCTTTATTGGATTTACTTTCATCGTGTCGAGATTAAGGAATACCCCATGAGTGTCAATGACACCCGACTTGAACATTTTCCACATCACCGCCATTCCTATCTGCGCCAGTGTGGAGTTGACAAACAAGTCCTGCTTACTCAACGCTTCGGCAAGTGAGCAGCTCGGTCCTGAATCGCTCTCGTTTACATTGGTGAGGTCGAACATTTCTGTGATACACTTCAGATATCCCTCGTACTCGCCTTTAACGTCCGGCTGGGGTATTTGTTTGAACGCAGACCCAAGGACCACCTGCCCGGTCGTGGCTGTGTTACCGAAATCTATCCAGTAGTAGGTTCTGATGGTGTCTAAATATCCTTCCCCCTTTTTTATGCGCTCCGCTATATCAATGCGTGCCTTGACTGAATCGACGCACGAAATGATGATGTTTGCAGTCCTACTTTCTTCGCCATAATAGACTGGCTTACTTTCCCACCGGGTTCCGAAAAACATATTTAATTTGGTTACGAGCGTGTTTGCCTTATTCATTCCCACCTCCTGCTCTGCGAACAGCTGGCGCCCTACGTTGGCTGGAGTGACTATATCTCCATCGTATGCTGTTACTTGCAGTCCGGGGTGTCCCAGTTGTATCAGCGCATAATTCATACGGCCGAGCGATGTAAGTACTTGCGACCCCGTACCACCGACACCTATCAAGGCTACAGTAAGAGGGTGGGACGGACTGAGAATGTAATTATCTACTAAATGTTTCATATCTTCATAAGTGATTGTAGTGTGACTTTCGACCGTACCAGCTCGTTTTGAGGGAACTGGCACCCTGTTTTGATGCACTCCTTGGTGATGAGTGCGAGGTTTCCCTTGACTGGGTTATCTCCCAATATATGCGAGAACTCTGATTTCCAGAACATCGTTTCCCAGTAGTCTATCCAGTTCTCATACGTATGCTCCGTAGGCTTTCTCACCTTGGCATCGCCAAGACATACATAATTGGAAACATTGAAAAACGGTGCATTATAGAGAACTTTCTTCGGTTTGCTGCCCTTGAACGCATATATCGACAACTTTTGCCCGTCAGTGGAATACACCAGCCCAGGCACCATCATATATCCGTCTTGTATCTCCAAATCTTTTCTGAAATACATCATTCTCTTCTCCGGCTTACGATACCACACAAGCCGGTAGCTGTCAAGGTTGGTGCTGGCATACAGTAGTCCTTCAGGAATACGGCCGTGAATGGTGACAAGGGAGGTGTGCTTATGCACGTAGCTGTCAACCGTCTTCATTATCTTCGCCATAGTCTTTACCTCCAGCGGACTTCCGGCACCCATCTTCCCGTTCTCTATCTTTCTGTGTTCTACAAAAGAGCAGGATTCTGTAATCTCTATGTTCGGCTTATAGAATATCAGCGCGTCAGTAGGGATTAGCTTGCTCCTCAATATGTCTGTAACCCTATTTCCCATATTTGTCAAATTTATCTGTTAATTCATAAAACCGTACCATCCAGTTTTCAAATCGAGACAGCAGATCATGGTCCCGGTCAAACTCTTCAAAAGAGTCTTCTTTCAGGTCTTTTCCAATTTCCAGCCAACGAGTCCACGGATAGCAGATGGATCCGCTGCTAATCTCATCGTTGATATTGCTAATCATTGCATCTACCACACCGTCGTTCCTGGAGTAGAGTATTGCCGTAGTGAGCGGCGAGCTTAGCCAACTATTATCGTCATCGCCATATCCCTCTGGGTTGAAGTCATAATCGTGGATATTTATCTTTCCTATCAAAGGAACTCCGTCAATCATACACTCTACTAATTCTTTCTCGTCTTTGGGGCAGCACTCCTTATATTCCTTTAAGTCATTCAACAACGATGTGCCCGTAACTCTTGGCATTGTTCGTATGTCATCAAAGTATTTGTTGAACGAACCTTCACGATATTCCTTTGCTATCTCTCCATTTTCTTTCGATCCTACATATATTTCTTCATCCGGGTCTGCCTCCATTTCATTTATATACATGTCAAATACCATATCAAGGTGGTAATTGTCAGTATTCGCTCCAAGGGGTACTCCCATTGAATTTGAAACGAACTGAATGAATCTCTTGTAGAGCTCTCCACCTTTCTGTGACATATATTTCGCAGGACAGGCATAGAACACAACTACTTCATTTTCAAGAGCATAATCTTCTGCATACACTACGAAATTAATCTTAGAATAAATCTCGTCATTCGGGTCATAGCTCATTGCCGTAAATTTGTATTCCATCTCACTGGACTTCTCCATGATGTAGTTTATAAGAGAAGCTAAGTTTTCGCTGTACGAGGCTCCTTGCGCAGGAACGAAATCAACTGACTTTCCGTAGTAGGAGAAGAACCGGGAAATCCCCTCCAGTAACCCATCGTAGCATCCGGAACAGTCAATTCCGTAACTAAGCAGGGTTATGTCGTTCCCCAGTTCCTCTACTTCCATGTTCAGAAAATCAAAGGCGTTACGCTTTGAGGCGGCAGAAGCATCTTTCTTTCCTTTAGTTCTTCTGCTACGTTCATGTCTGAGCGGTGCAAGTCCTGATGGATTATTGCGTACAGCTCTTTGTGAAACATCCTCTGTCTTTTCTGATTCTTGCATGACTTATTCATCCTTTAGTTCCAACTGTGGTCTTGAACTCATACACTGCCACATCACCCTCAATCTTCGGGCCGTGGACGTTGCTCGTCGTCAGTTCTGGGTATGTGGCTGAATAGAACTGCATCACATCGTCCGGCGACATTTCCTGTCCCGGGTCAACCAGTGTTTTGTTGCCAAACTTAAACTGTCTCTTCAATCCTTGAATCTGTAGTGCCATAATCTTTTCTTCTTAAATATTGCTATTAATGTGTTATTACTCTTCGGTGTCTTCCGTCTCTTCATCGTCAGACTCAGCATCTTCATCTGGTGCCGGTGCATCTGCTCCCAAATCCTTTCCGTCGGACATATCTTCCTCTCCGCCGAAAATCGATCCTTCTCCGCTTGCTTTGGTAATCTCTGACTCCAGCTTGGAAACGGCTGCCTTGTCTGCTATCTGAATAGCTGCTGCCTTGGCAAGCACTGTCTTTGCGTCCTTGAACTTCTTCTCGTCCATGTTCTTGCGGGCAAGTTCCATTAACTCGTTGAACAGCTTTTTCTGCCTGGCTGTCTCGTCTTTCTGTTTCTTCGCCATTTCTGATGCTTTGCGTGCAGTCTCTACGCTTTCCTCAAAGTCCTTGATGTTCGTCACCAGTCCAGAGGCATTTGCTATTGGCTGGAGAGCTGCAGCAAAACCTTCCTCGAAGTCTTCCGGCATTCCGTTGAGGATGAGCGGAACAATGTTCTCAACTGCTTTGTCCTTTACGCCTCTTGTATCAGACAAAATGCTAACGACTAATTTCTGACCTGTCTTTCTGATGGTGAGCGTAATCTGCTGACCGTCTTGTAGCTCGTCGGCTACCGTCTTAAAAAATTCCATAGTTTAATTATTTAATGTGAAACTTATACTGTCCCTACTCGCAGCTTACATCTTGATGGCGTCAGACACGAATAGGGGATAGTGATTACTTTGATTCTTTGAGCTTTTCTTTAATCCAGTCATATCTCTCTTGGTAGGCTTGGAGCTGTCCGCTTAACCTTTCCATCTGTAGATTTGCTTTATCAACCTCATCGAGCGAAGTGGTAAAAAGAATGGCTCCAGTCTTCAGTATGCCGATTCTCTTGCGGAGGTCTGCAATGATTTTCTTTATTGCCTTGATGTTTGGAATGGCGCCGGGTGTAAACACCTTATCAAGTCCGCTTTTGGTTTCTTCGTAACCCCTCTGTTTCGTTGTCTTATGTTCCATTACTCTTTCTATTTACTGATTAATTTTCTAAATCTACAACCTTGTATCCTAACTCATTGACTGCCATTTCCACCTCCTTTGGCAACTCATAGCAACCATCATAATCTATCAGTTCCTTATTCTCGAATAAAAGACAACCTTCTGAATAGGTTTCCTCATCGTCTTCGTCAGATTGGAACTCCCACGAACCATCTTCGCTGTCCTCTTTAAGAATAATTCTTACCCATGCACCGTTGTCAAACCTAAACTCATTGTGCTTGTTTTCAATAATCTTCATTGCTCTTTTGATTTTAAAATTTTAATGTTTCTTGTTTACATCGGTAAAGGTATGGAGATTTTACGATATACCCAAACCTACTCTCCGAAAAATTCCTAACATAACTTTGTTTAACTTTATCTGGAGCAACCTAACTTTTCGTAACTTTTACATCACCTTTTATGATACGTCAGTCCAAAGCACCATCGCATCATAAATTTCTTGAACCAGGAGATGGGCGTATATACCGAAATCATGCTCTTAGTTGGCTTATGCTCCAGATAACCTATTGGTTTAGGACATTCTACAAATGTTCTTCCATTAATCATATAATCAAGAGCTTTTCCTAACTCTTGCAGACTTTCTTCTGTCGGCTTAAAAATGTTTCCTCTTCTCATTTCTCTGTCTTTTTTATTATGATTATTCCGAACTTTTTCAGAAGGTCATCTGAATACTCAACTGCGTGCTTAGTTATGTCTTCTTGATTATCATCTAAGTCCCCACAGCTCATAACTATGTTGGGATTGCTCAGCATACCCTGCATGGCCGCTGCGGCTACTTGTATCCGTGGGTCTAATAGGTAGGTCTCGCCGTCTGTGTTGTATCTCTCATTCCGTAGCTTATGTTCGTTGCCTACAATATGATCGTTATTTTCGTTTTCTTCATTTTCTGATAATAAGTCGTTTCCGTATGGCTCCAAGTCTTCCTCTCGGCTCATTACTCCACCACCATCTAAAAGTTCTATATTATAAAACCCCTTGGAGAATGATTTCACTACACCTACCGAACCAACGTATTTTTCTGGGACAATGTTTGTCACCCGAATTTTGTCACCTACCTTATATTTCTGTTCTGTGTATGGGGTAAGGTGCGAGATATGGAAAGTATCTGGTACAACTCCATTACCTACATCTACGGTATATATGTCTCCTGCATAGATAAGGACCACCCTGCCTATACGTCCACGATATTCTTTAGGAAGACGTGGGTCATCTGATATGAGTACTTTGTCTCCCACCTCAAACATTGGCTTGCTTTCGACATTTCTCGATTCATCAAGCAGGCACTTTGAACCGAAAAGCTGTTCTATCGCAAACATTATACCTGCATGACGGTCACGAGATAAACCAAATGGGGGAGGATTGAATTTTTTATATAGATCTACTACTTTCCTACTGCTTACAGTCAGCATTTCCTCTGTCTCCGTGTTATGAATTACGTTATCATAACCGAAAATATCAACCAGTATTCTCATCATACCAATATAAGGCGAAGACAGGAAAATATTCTTTACTTCCTTCCTAAACTCCTTGGGCAGTGTTGCCCAGGCTTTGTTTTGTAGTTCCTTTTTCATTGCTTATTGTATTTATAGTTATGTATAAACCATTCTGCTGCTTTATGGGCTTCTTCTTTCGTATTCCATTTCTGATTATTACACTCGTCAACTATATCAAGCTTTCCTACTTTAGCATACCAATGAATACCTCCGAACCATTTGATATATTTAACATCATCCATATCAAGACGCTCCTCATCAGGAAATACTAAAGTGTCCTTTATTATAGTCTCCACGATTTCTATTGTCTGATTATCAACCAGGCAAGTCATGCCCTTATCTAAATAAAACATAGCACCGTCCAAGAGTAACTTATTCCTTCCTCTTAATGCTTCATTTTCAATATGGGCAAAAGCCTCAAAGGGTGAACACTTCATCGAGATAAAATAAACAGATACAGCAATGGCGAACTTATTAGTATAGTGCCCAGTTATAGGTCTGTCATTTACTATCCTATGAACAAACTGTTTAGTTCCTTCTCTCATATAGGAAGCTGCATAAGATTTCCAATGCCTCTCAACAATGTCAGCGTCTTCGGCTAAAAGATACCAAGTAGCAGGTTCTTTACTACCCTTATTCCTTATTTTGCAAAAAGTATATTGTTTCATTTTCTTTGATTAATTTTCTTTCCATATTAATTAATTCTAAATCATAAGTATCTCCCTCATGTTCATAACTTTGGCATCCTCCACTGGTAATTTCCATTGTATATCCTCCAAAACTAATTTTAGTATCAGTATCGAATAATATCTGTTCTCTTTCATTTAATTTGAAAGTTGGAATATTGTTAAGACACCATCTTATATACTGTCTGTCAAGAAATATAATATCACCAATACCCTTACCTTTATATTTACCAAAATCAAATTTACGATTCCCAGAAAAATGATTTACTAATTCAACAGCATCACTATATCCTGGATAACCTAATAGTTTGTAATAGTACAGGTAAAGATTTCTGGCTCTTAATTTAAGATTATTCTTTAATTCTTCCATTATTACAAAGGTATTTGTGAACTATCGTACAATCTGGGAAAGTACAATATGGACTATCAACAAGGGCACATCCCTCGTTCTTATAAATGGGACAGTTGAGGACTGGGTCTTTGGTACGAAGCCGATACAATATCCTTTTTATTCTCTTTATTATATTCATTGCTCGTCCTCCAGCTCTATTGTTACTTTGACTTTCTTCGGGGAGTTCTTAAAGGTGACTTCTTGAAATAGAGTACAATCAACCTTTAAAAAAGTACATCCTGTTTCATCAGGCAGCCACTCGTTTATAAACTTATACGGTTTTTTATCATATACATACAAATTCGTGTCCCTGTCTCTTGCCACCCACGCATATATTATAGCCGTCGGCTTCTTTGCAGGGTGCCTGTCAGACCATTCTGCACCTCGGATAAAGGCTTTCTCCACAAGTTCATCGTAGGATATTTTTCCTTCAACAAAAGGCAGGTCATCAATAGAAGAATAATTATCTCCTGATAATGATGTTGCAATAGCACACCTTGTTTCTATTGCTTCTTTCTGTATTTCTTCTTCTCGTGTCATACTAATCCATCTTTTAATAGTGCAACTTGTGAAATATAATTATAGTGGCTATCTGTAGTTATAACCTCTAATAACTTTTTCGGAATTAAGTTCTTGGGTACAGATACAAAGTATGCATCATGTTTAGCACTTGCTCCTGCCATCACTTCCTCCGGCCAAGGTATGTTACAAACATGGAAACTAAGTATCACGTTGTCTTCTGACTTTATAGGATGATTATCAGCCCATTCTGCACCGTCGATGAATGCCTTATGTCTAAGAGTTGCATTTGGACTTCCATTTGCATACTCTTCGGCGGCTATCTGTATTTCTTCGTCTCGTGTCATAATTCAAATAAATTTGGTTGATTATCTACTCTTGTTTTCTGTTTTCTCTTTGGCGGTGTAGTCTGCTTGTGGGGGCAGTTCCATTTCTGCGTAGCGTTGTAAGTCTTTTCGTTTATTTCCGTGGAACCGAACCATTGTTCGCAGATGTCTCGCTGTATCGTGCAGTAAAACGGACCATAGCCATCTTTGTGAACACGTTGCCGCTTTATGCAAGGTGGATTACCCTCACAGTTATTCTCCAGCCAATTTTCCGCAGATGTTCCGTTTGAGAAACACAGTTTATTTGTTTTTGCCATAATCGTCATTGCTTTATTATCGTATATTATACCTAAACCCTATGAAGAAAATGACTGCAAGTTCAAGATTCCGCGAACCCTCTTCATCAGGGCTCATTTTATCAAGTTCAGGGTCAAACCAATCTATAAAGTCAACAAAGCCAGAAAATCCATCGCTCCTCGCAACATCTTCAAGGTCCCAATCTTTTCCATTGACAGTTGCCTTGTAAGCGAACTTAGGCTTACCGTTTTCTTCCCATTCAATCCTGCTTAATACGGCTTTTTGAACACCCACACCGTCTGAGGCTGTCAGTTGCCGGAGCTCCTGTTGTTTACTTCGGTACGGAGTGCCCGTCCATTTCCTGATGGAGAGGACGGCACGCCCCTCTTGTACCTCCTTGATTCGTTTTTCCCATATAGGGTAATTGCCACGTATTGTGTGGATTTTCTCTTTGTTTAAGAACTTACGTTCAAAATCTGTTTCCTGCCCCTTTTTCGGGTGAAATGCAGGAAACTTCTTCGATAGAATTATTACATACTTTTTCATTTTACAATTTTTTATTTGTTATTAAATCCAGCGCAGCGTCTATATCTGCCGTGAGAGCTTCTTCGTAAGTCTCTTTTGTTGAGAATAATCCTCCTGCAAGCAATTCCCCTTTATAATTATCCCATATAGTGTAGGAGTATTGTCTCCCTATAATTTTGCGATTAGTATCTTTTTCAATATCTGAGGTAATGTCTATGTCTATCTTCTTTTCTTCTCTCAGCCACTTATGCGCCCTATGCAATTCTGCCATGGGATAACTAACCGCAGATGTGGATTCAAAAGGCAATATCGTAGGGTTAGTCCACGCGCTACCAACTGGGGCGTCCTCTGTGGTGTAATAATAACTGCACGGCTCATTGTACCCAGCCTCCTTCAATTTCTTCGCCGTCTTAAAAGTTACAAAATCTTTTTCGTTCATATTATTTTAATTAATCAAATAAATTGGGTTGATGATCTACTCTTATTTTCTGTTTTCTTTTTGGGGTATCGCCTGCTTATGGGATAGTCCCATTTCCCATCAGTCAGTGGTAATTTTTACGGAAGGGGTTAGACCGTATTCTCAACCAGTATGCTTGCTGTTGCCAGTCCTTACGAGGGTGTAACCTTTCCCTGTATGGTGGAATGGGAACACGTTTTTTCTTTTCCTCTCTTAGACGTGCCTCTCTCAACATTTCTTTCAGTATTTCATAAAGACTTGTAAAATGTTTCTTCAATTCAAGAATTTCAAGAAACAACCCAAACTGTTTCTTAAATTCATATTCTATTTTTTTGATTGCTTCTATCATACTTCTACTTATTTCTGATTAACTTGTTTATACCATATTTCTTGCGAAGCTCCGGACTTATGTACTTGGCTAATTTTCTCAGTCCTGTATCCCGAAGAATATTCATCCATGAATCCCATCGCTGCCCTTCGTGCTCTCTGAATGGCTGGCTGCAGTCTTGTCCCTGGCATGGTTCCTTACAAACCTTACAGCATCCGGAGCATTCAGCTGACAGGTGGCATAAGATGCAGGCTTGTTCTTTTGATATTCCATAGTCTAAAGTCAGCGATGTTTGTATAGGATTACTCATAGCAACCTCCTTTCACACATATCGGATTATCGTATGGAGCGTAAACCACGCTTACATCTTTTCCGTCACTTCCTACCATACTTTGTATTTCTTCAAAAGTTGGCACTTTAGCACATCCAAGAGCTTCCTTGAGCCCATTTTCTTCTATCGGATCTGGGAACAAGTTCTCTATCCCCATCCATTTTCCTTTTAGGTTATTCATAATCTCAGTTTTATAAACCTCTGATTGCTTTGCTACATCTTCTTGATTCATATATGATACTGTTTTTGTTTGTCGGCCATAATAATCTACACACGTACTGTTCCTGCTCAGTTGATGGAGCAGCAAAGTGCCACTTATAAGAGTCGCAGCCACCACAAGGACGGAAAGCCATCATCTTCTTGTTGATGGCTGCCAATGGCTCCGATATGTTTGCAACAACCTTGCATTGCTCTGACTCGCCAAGGCGAATACTTCCGTCCCAGCTGACCATAGGAACACAGAAACGGCGAAAACGCTCCATCAATGCTCCTATCTTCACGTCACCTAATTTGGGGGATTGAGCCATTATCAAAGCGGAGTTCGCACAGGATGGAAAACAGTTCAATCGCTTTGCTTCTTCATACCATTTGCCACTGGAGGCACGACCAAGTGGCTTCATCTGAATCTCATTGGCTTCATCGCAAACAATCGCCTTACCATTGAACAGCCGTATGGCTTTCAGGTTTGGCTTGTGCACATCGTAATAGTTCGCATACAATCCTTTGAACGATGAGATTTGCAGGAAGAAACCTTGTCTGTTGGCTACCATTGCTGCAAACTTCTCTGTAAACGTGTGGTCCTTAATGAATGTCCCATTAGATAGGACTGACACAGAGAAGAAATCACTGTTTAATGCTTCTTCAAGGAACTCGAAGAAATATGGGTGGGAGGTAGGTTCACCACCTGAAATCATCACCACTCTTGAACCGATGTCTTTTGCAAACTGAAGGGCTTGAACAAACGTGTCCTTGCTCATCATTTCATTGCGTTCTGGTCCTGCATTCTGCATACAGTGGTCGCAATGCAATGTACAATGTTGTGTTATGTTGATAATCATACTTTTTTATTTACTTTTGTCAAACAATTCATCAAAATGGCGATACTCACCAGTAACGAAATTACACATAAATCCCCAGTGAGGACTCGTATATCTGGCTATTGCAGGATAATCTCTACTTTCATCATCTTTACAATGGTCACATATAGAGCATGCTCCACATTCTCCACTTCCTGGCTCATAATCATTATCGTAGTTTCCACATTCTTCTTCTATGGCTTGGTGTATTTCTTCGTAGTCCAATTCATTAACATCTGTCTTACTATCTACAAGCACATACCAGAAATAAGGTCTGTCATCTAACGTAGAAAAATAGATGAGCTGCTCACCATCGCCAAACTTTTGTTTTAGTAGATGAGGCTTGAACTTTACACTTTCACCCCAAAGGGATGCTATTGTTTCTCTTTGTATGTTCTCAAGGATTTGCTCCTCTGTATATCCGTTAATTAACTTCATATCTATCTGTTGTAATAAAGATGATGAATTAATGCAAAGTCCTCGTAGAACTTCTGCTTATCGTATCTTCCTGTGGTGTTGATGTGGCACCTGAACTTTGTAAAGCACAGGGGACATTCAAACACTGTCATAAAACCACTGGAAGTTTCACACCAGCCTACTGGCTTAGCGTACTCTCTCCAGTAGAAATCTCCTTTATGAGCACCGTAATATGGACCATCAACACTGGAACGCTTACAATTAGGACACTCGCTGTCTTTTACTACAGGAATTGCCTCGTACTGAGCCATATTCATCTGCTTGAACTTGGAGACTTCGAGTAACGGCTCTCTGGTTTCTATAATATCCTTATTCATGCTTCTTATAATTTTTTACCTCCATGATGGTAACCACGAAGCTTGTTATACTTCATCTTCTGCTCTATGAACCATTTGAGGTCGAAATCGTATCTACCAGACAGGAGGAACATGAATGACAACGTACTAAATATTTTAGCTCCTGTGTCTTTGGCATTAGATGTCAGTAATTGACATAAATCATAAAATGGTTCGCAAATATCTTCAAACTGTTGTTTTGGGACATCTACATCTATGTCTGAGAAAACTGGGATATATCGTAATCCTGCTAAATCAAGCAACCTGATACAGATGTCTGCACATTCATCTTCGAAGGTATCTTTGATGTTTTGTTCAAAATACGTTTTGAAATTAAAATCATCATGACCCTGTGTCATTCTTTTGAAGTACGAGACGCTGCCTTTATCAGCATGCTTGCCTTTCCTGTCTGCTTCTATGGCTTCACTGATTTCAGTTATTACAAGCATCAGCCAGTGGGAATCTGGATAATCTATATCATGCCATCCATTTGCTTTAGCAATCGAGAAGGCTTCTTCCTTTAATTCGTATAGTTTCATTCTCCTATCTCCTCTTTTTTAGTTGTGCAATAACAATATCTGCATATCCTACTGACTTTTCAGCAAGCTCTGAGAAAACAATACCTGAGCTGTATTGCAATTTAGCAAACTCTACAGAATAGATTTTTGTAAGCTCTACACGCAACTCTTCATAATCTATACTGGAGTCTGGAGTATCTGGGGTATTCATATTCTTTCCAATTCTTTCAAGATTAGAAAGAACACGTTTAGATATGGAATCATTATTACTGCAGAGGTATTTATTCAGATATTCAACAGCTTTGTCAGAACCGTCTTTCTTTAGAGCATCTATAAGCATTTGCCTTTCCTCTGGAGTGGCAAGACGTATTTCCTCAGCTGCATCGCTGTAGGAATCATATTCTATCTCTCCCTTATTTCCTCCAGTGACGTATATACTCACATAATCTTGGGTGAATATTTCTTCTCCGTATTCTACATTGTCTTTTAGCAACGATAACCACGAACACATTTCCTGTCTTTGGAAAACCACATCCCCCTCCTTGAACTCCTGCTCATCTGGAATTTCGAGGAAAAGGTCATCACCTGTACCAATCTCATTTTCTCTATAATATCCATTTTTTCTAAAAGTAACAACCCTGTCAGCTTCTCCGACAAGTGCAACTATTACATTGTCTTGGAGTTGAGGATTTCTGTCCCAATAAATAATGTTTACACATTCTTTGTCTCTCGTCACCACTCTTCCCTCTTTCTCACCATTTGTGATAGCCTTTGCAAGCTCCAAGTCAAAGGGTATGCGTTTCATTTTCTTTTTCATAATCGTTAATTCTTCTGTATTTTCTAAATCCTATTCGTTTGTATTTCTCATTTGGTTTGTATGAGGTTACAAATGCTTTAATCTGTGTCTCTGTAAACTTAGGACAATCCCAGTCACGGAAATTCATTGCATCACTCTGTCTATCTCCGAAGTTTCTCATAGGAGAACACCATCTAAAACCGTTAGCATTTTCCATTCGGACCATTACTAAATATCCATTGCTATCTCTGTCATTTCTAATGAAAAACCTCATCATAATCTTATTTTAAAGTTTGAGCAATTATAGCATAAACTATAACCTAACCTTACTCTTCTCTTCAAGCAACACTGGCACCATTCAGGATTACCTTTCCTGCTTTCAAGCTCTTCACTTGTAAGGGGCACATTGTAATTCTGAAGTCTGTCTTTTATAGTGTTGCATGATGGATTGTATTTGCATATAAGCTCGTACTCCTTAGCAAGCATATCCTTTTCGTTATCAAAACGACAATACTCAACAAACTCCAAGTTCTTTCCATGTATCTTGTGATAATACCACCGAGACAAAGGGTATTGAATAGTCGTACCTACATAGACAACTTTTTTATGTTCTTTGTCTTTACGACTGTATCCTAAATACACAAGGAACTTGTCATTTCTGTTCTTATAGTCAGAAATCATATCAAAGAAATCATCATAAGAGAGAACACCATCACCATCTGAGAGATTTCTTTTATAATATTCATACAGACCTCTCTGGAAATCTGCAAAACTCTTTTTCTTCTTATTTTTTTTCATATTTGCTTCTCCTTTTTATTCAACCTCAACAGCTTCACCATCTACAAGCTTGTAAAATGTGCCTGCCTTGATTTTCTCTCCGTCCACCTTGAACGCTTTGACCTCTTTGATGGGGTAAGTCTCTCCATTCCACTTTCCACGCTCTGTGAGGACTATCCAGCAACCAAGAGCACCTTTTGCCTTAGAGTCTCTACCGGTAACTATAGCTATTGATTCTTTTCCTTTAACGCTTGCTGCCGAGCGGTTGCCTGTGTTGGTAGCTGCCGAGCGGTTGCCTGTGTTGGTAGCTGCCGAGTAATCGCCTGTGTTGGTAGCTGCCGAGTAATAGCCTGTGTTGGTAGCTGCCGAGCGGTTGCCTGTGTTGGTAGCTGCCGAGTAATCGCCTGTGTTGGTAGCTGCCGAGTAATCGCCTGTGTTGGTAGCTGCCGAGCGGTTGCCTGTGTTGGTAGCTGCCGAGTAATCGCCTGTGTTGGTAGCTGCCGAGTAATCGCCTGTGTTGGTAGCTGCCGAGTAATCGCCTGTGTTGGTAGCTGCCGAGTAATCGCCTGTGTTGG